GGACTTCCCAAACGAGGTGCCAACCGTACAGGACATGACACTGAGGGCACGTGACTGTTTAGAACATGAGTTCGAGCACAACTACGAGCCAGAGAAACAGGTGAATAAGTATCTGCCTGGTGTAATACGTGCATTGAACAAGATACCTGATGAGATATGGAAAGCGCACTGGTTTGTGGAGCGCGAGATATCAGGGACGTTCGGTGACGTGGAGCTACACGGTAGGCCTGACATGTATCGGTTAGTAGATGGTCTAGCTACAGGGTACGAGGTGGATAGACTAGAGCTTATAGATGTAAAGACTACAAAGACAGAGCCACTTGACTTCCTCTTGTGGTCACCACAGCTACGATACTATGCGGCTGTGCTCCAGCAAGAGTATCCCAACAGGGTAATCTCTTACAAGTACCTATGCCTACCAACTACAGGCACAGGGCCACCGCCTCACTCACCAGCGTGGATTTTTACACAAGCTATGTACGAAGCAACTTGTAACGAAATTGAAGGTATGGGTGCAAGGTTTAATCGCAGTCGGATGGAGCCTCGTTACTCACGAGCCTGTAGCTTCTGTGATTACAATGTTATCTGCAAAAATATAATTACAGGCGCCGACCCGAAGGGAATCATTGAAGAATTATATACGGAGCGTAGACCACATGACTAACCAAAAGAAACGAAACAAGATAGCTTACGAAGTACGAGCACTAAAGAATGTCGCCCCTCCAAAGCCGCACCCTAGAGACTGGCGCTTGTGGGTAGGTGGATTTATGTTTGGGATGCTGGTTGCACTCGACCCAGACGAGAAGACATATCATCAAGTGCAACGCATGATTAAAATAGAGGAGCCCATTGCACGATGGAGTTGAACAAGGCCATGCTTATAGGTATGATGATTGCGGCAGCGGCTGATGTGGCTATTGCAATCGGCGTTTGGATACTGGTACTATGAGGAGGGTAGCACGATGGCAAGGACATTCGTTAGTGAGCTAAAAGATATTGTTGAGGAGCAACAGGAAGAACTCGACCGACTCAAAATCGAGAACCGCCTGCTCCGTAAGGCATCACAAGAACAACGTGGTATCAACGGACAGCTTCGAGAAGAGAACACCACACTATTGCAGCAATTACACGCAATAGAACCAGACTATTGACAAGCCCGTCAAATTGTGGTATAATAAAGAAGATAAATTTGGAGGTGAGCCATGCTCTACCAACCATCCACCTCTGGGCTACTATACGGCGGCCCAGGCTCAGGTAAAACTGCACTTGCCGTATCCTCATTCTACGACTGGCGGACAGGGACGCCTGTTACTGACAACGCCAAGCTCGTAACCTTTGGTCGGGAGGACAATCCGGCCTTGGCCGTACCCGAAAGCTATAGGCAGACGGAGAAGGGTACATCCTTACGGTTCAGCTCACCAGCACTTGACAGTATGGACTGGCTGGAGAGGTTTGAAGCCGTGACTGATATGCTTCTACATGAAGCAAGCAAGGGTAACTGTCTTGATGTCTTAGTTGTCGATGGCATGAGTGAGTTCGACCTTCTATTTGAAGAGGTGTTCAGTGCTACTAATGCCGGTGGCGACGAGTTCAAAAAGTGGAACGCCCTGCTCAGTCAGATGTTCGCAATCATGATTCGTCTTGACCCTATTGCACTAGGGTGCACGGTATTGATTACCGCTCGTGTTATGGAGAAGAAAAAGGAGCGACGCAGTAATAGGTCTTCGATAGCAGGTGACCCTGACTTCGTAGACTTCGATTACTACCCGTCATTACGTGGGTCGTTTCGCCTGCACTTCCCCCACTACTTCAACTATGTGCTATACATGGAAACTCAGATGATGCGGGTCACTGAGGGACAATTTGAAGGCAAGTCATTGCCAGCGCACATACTGAACATGGTTCGCACGGGTGATTTCTATGTTAAAAATCAGTGGGAGCACCAGTGGCTCCAAGCTGGGGAGGAGTTACAGATTATCAACCCGCACTTTCCAAATGTCCATGAACGCATGGTAAACGCTATGAATATAGGAGTTAAAGCAACTACATGAGTACAGACATAAAAGGTTTCTACGATTTCACGGAAGAAGAATTGCGCGGTGGTATTACAAGTGGTACATATCACCTCAAGGTAGTCGATGCCGAGGCTGACCAGTGGGATGACGGACGGCCCCGCCTCAATATTCGTACTGAGGTAGCCACCGGCTCCAATGCTGGAGCATACGGCCCTCGCCACACTTGGTCACTAGGTTCTTACACTGGTGTGACTGGCGACGGACGGGACTTTAGCATCAGCGAAGAGGATAACCAAAAAACCCTCATCAAAAACGTACGCTTAGTCATGGATGGCAAGAGCCCCCATGTTACTAACCCCACCAGTTGGGACAGTGTGATGCTTGATGAGCTTGCCCAGCAAATGGTAGGCGAAGCCTTTATCGGTACCATTGCTGATGGCAAAAATGGTTACCAAAAGATTGCCAAGTTCTACGCAATGTCTTCCCCTCCTAGCGGGTTCAAAGTGAAAAGCACTGAAGCCACTTCCTTCAGTGTGTAAACAGAGAGCCTAACCACAGAGAGCGGGCCGAAAGGCCCGCTTTTTAATTTAAGGAGTATGTATGAAACTAAGAGACGTAAAAGACATTATCGTTGGTGGCCTAGTAATTGAGGTCAACTCACCTAACCATGATTTGATTAACAACGGATTGCTTGGTCACTACTTGCCTGCCAATCTTGAGATAGGTATCCGCGACGACCTGCCGTTACAGCTACAAGGTAACGTCCTCGTCCATGAAGTAACCCACGCTATAGCAAACGTATACTGCGAGGGTCTAAACTTGGATGAAGCACAGGTAGCAGGCATCGCACAAGGATTCTATCAGGTGCTCACGGATAACGAAGACTTGGTATGCTTCCTTACCTGTGACGACTGCGACGAGGAAATAGACGATGAGCCTAACGAGGATACAACAAATAGTGTATTTCTCAATGGCCACATCCGAGACAGGGGCGACAGGATTGTACGCGCCGTAGCAGCATCGGAGGTATCCTTAGACCAAGAGTATGACAAGGCTGGGATAGACCAAGGCGGCCACTAATGGTGGCTACAGCACAGGTGCTACCAACAACCATTTTCCCTGGCAACACCGTCCTTGGTGACGGCCCGATGCCATGTGACTGGATGTTCATAGGCGAGGCCCCTGGTGCTGTTGAAGACCAAGCTGGGCGGCCCTTCTCAGGGCCGTCCGGCAAGCTCCTCAACACATTGCTTACGCGCTTCACTGAACTGCGGCGCCCCTACGTATATGTTACCAACGTATGTAAACACAGGCCTCCCGACAACAGGACACCCAAGGTAAGTGAGGTCAAGCCTTACTTGCCATACCTTTACGAAGAAATCAGAGCAGTCAACCCCAAAGTTATAGTAACATTGGGTGGTACAGCAGCTAAGGTATTCGACAATAAGTTTAAGATTACAGCCGAACATGGTATAGCCAGGTGGGTAGAGCTGCCCGATGGGTGGCCCGTTATCCTTGTACCCTGGTTCCACCCTGCTTTTGCCATCCGCAATGCCGATGCTCGTGTAGCCCTGGCTGAAGATGCCGGACGATTCCATGAGCAGATAGCCCGACTAGGTTTAACTGAACCTGAGTCAGACTATAGCCTCGGTGACGAGCACGAGATTGTCTCTCATCTGCTCGGAAACTGGGGCACCTTTGGCCTTGACACAGAAACCACATCGCCGACAAAGGCTAACACATTCATGACAGACGAGGCCGACATGGTTGGCTACTCTGTCTCGATGGCACCTCGAACGGGCCAGTATATACCAAGCACTAAGGTGGGGCAGGGCATGGCCGCCGTGCTTAGCTCTCCACTGTGGACTAAGGTATGTCACAACGCCAAGTTCGAGTACAAAATATTTAAGAAGCAAGGAGTCGAGTTAATAGGCTATGAAGATACTAAGCTGGCTGCGTACTTGTTGGGCGAAAGTCAAACAGGTCTTAAGGTACTGGCACGACAGCACCTCTCCGCAGACCCTATCCTTTATGCAGAAGTTACAAAGGGAAGGGATATGTCCGACCTGTCTCCGTCCGAAATATGCGAGTACGCGGCATCAGACGCCGACAATACGTTGCGGTTGTGGAGTCTATTCGAACCTGCTTTAATCGAGCAAGACCTATGGTCAGTCTACAACAACATTGAAAAGCCGCTGATTCCTGTGCTCGCAGGCATGGAAGCGCGAGGCATGGCGGTGGATAACAAGCGGTGCTTCAAGGTCTTGAGTGCTATGGGCGCAGCTAAAACTAAAGCATTGAAGGAGATACACGATGCGCTTAGCCTTATGGGCATTGACCCTAGCGGGTTTAATATTAATTCTGGTGACCAGGTGGGTGCCCTTCTTGAGGGAGCCAAAGCCCCCATCCAAAGGCGGACGGCGGGGAAGGGGCGACTAGCGGTCGATGCAACTGCACTACAAGAGTGCCAAGAGTGGTGGCCTGAGTTTATCACCCCACTACTAGCGTACCGTAAGTACGAGAAGCTGGCCGTCTATGTCCAGAACTTCCTTAGGTTACGTGGGCCTGATGGTAGACTACATACGTCCTTTAATCAGTCAGGACATTGGGAAGAGGATGGGAGCAACCCACTCTCGGCCCCCTCGACAGGACGTATATCATCGTCAGGCCCCAACCTACAGAACATACCGCACCACCGTGCCACGGTAGGTGATACCGATTGGGGTGCCGAGATTCGTGGGTGCCTCATACCCAAAGACGGGCACTGGCTTATGTCATGCGACATAGCTCAGGAGGAACCACGTATCATAGCGGTACTGGCCCAAGACCAGACCCTGCTCGATGCCTTTGCTGAAGGCAAGGACATCTACAGGCCTGCAACTGAGGCGCTGTACCCCTATACTGAGCGCCCAATATCAGACGGTGTGTTCAAACAAACCTACGAGCACGAGCGGTTCGTGGGTAAGACGTTCTTCCTAGCCTGGTATTACGGTGCAGGTGCTGGGCGACTTAAGACACTCGACCCTACCTTACAGGCATTTGATGTTAAGCGTGGGTTATCCTTAATGACTGCCGCCCACC